AAGCTGTTTGACCATCTTTATATTCAACAGTAGAGGGTACTTCTAAAGGAGAGCCATCATCTTGTTTAAAATATATAACATCATCATCAGTATTAACAATAAGCTCATAATCATCTAAATCTATTCCTTCATTTACATTAGGTGCTGGTTGGTCAACATCAATATTAGTTTCATCAAAGAAGAAACCAACTAAATCTGTTTCTTGAATAATGTTCTTTTCACCATTTAATTTTTCTTTTAATAATTCTATAGCTGTTACTTTAAAAGCATCATAGTTTTCAGCAGGAACACCAAACTGATTTAACTTATAATTACTTACATAACGATCATTAATTTTTGTATAGTGGTTATCTAAAAACTTTTCTGTAAGTTTAAGGTAATCTGTATCAACCCCACCTGCTATATTTTTAAAATATTTAGCAACCATATACGCTAACTCTTGATTTCTTGGGTTAGCCATATTTACAGCAAATCTTTGAATAGTTTGTTTATCTTGTGATGTTAAATCGTTAATTTCTTTTGTAGTAGTATCCATTGTACCCATACTTAATATAACATCTCGTGGGTCTTCTCCTGCTTGTATTCTAACGTTAGCTACAAAATATTTAAATCTGTTTTTATCGTTTTCTTTAAAATAAATTCCTGTAATACCATTTTTTTCTAAAGCGGCATATACCTCTAAAGCTAGTTTATTATCTTCAGTAAATTCTCTAGTTAATGGTTTACTTAATAAATCTTCTATTTGTTTAACAGGCTCGTTTCTTTTCATACCTGACATTATAGTCATAGTAGTAGCTAAAAATGCGTCAGCATCAGATAAACCTTCTGATTTTCTTCTGTTATATTCTTTTTGAAAAATATTAGAACCTAATTCTGTTCTGTCAGTTTTAGACATTGAACCAACATTACCATTGTACCAATTTACAGTATTGTTATTTAACTCAATTGCATCTCTTAATTTATCTACAAGTTTAACAACTCTATCTTGATATTTAGGATTGTTAATAATTGCAGGAGTACCATCAGGTCTATTTGTTGTTAATAATTCTATGTATTCTCTTGCAAATCTACCATCTAATGTTGCGTGTAATTCAGCTTCATTAATAACTACATCATCAAAATCAGCATTAGACAAAGCGGTATTTTTGTTTTCTTTTAATTTATAAAACATATCTTTAAATGTTTGAGACATATTATCTTGAAAGAATTTTGCTTTTCTTTCTTGATAACCATTAACATTCATACCTTCAGGGTCGTTAGCTAATTCATTTTCATAAAAAGATATTTCTAATTGTTCTTCAACTTTAGTAGGTAAGTTTTGTATAGATAAAGAAGTATTACCAATAACTTTAAATTGTAATTCTTCTTGTTGTTTTTCAAACTCTTTTACGTTTAACCATCTTCTTAATTCTTCTGTGCCTGTATTATAAGCAGAAGCAAAAAACTCATCTCCTTGTTTACCTTCTAAAAAAACTCCACTTGATTCATTATAATGATCTTGCCAATTATAACCTTCTTGATTTCTTTTAGACCAATAGTCAGATTTAAAATCTTGTATAAAATTATCTACAGAATTATTTGCATATTGTTTGTATGCACCATATCTAGCCCAACCATTAAATATATCAGGAAAACCATTTTTGTGAGCTTCTTTAGCTTCTTCTAAAGTCATTCCATTTATTTTAGCTTGACCTTCTTCTAATGATGTTTCAGCTTTTTGTTTTAAATCTTGATCAGCTAATTTTTTAATAGTAGGATTTATTTGTGCTAATGTATCAGCTAGTGCACCAAATTTATCTTTACCAACAATTTTTTCTCCACCAACATTCATTATTGGTTTTGGAGTAGGTGCGTTTTCTAAATTGACGCTAACTCCAAGATTTGTATTTATTTTAACCATTAGTATCTAAACCCACTATCGGACATACTTGATACGTCCATTGTTTGATTTCCTGCTGATGGTGTTGAAGGTGCTTGATTAGCCATATACACTCCACCGATATCTACAGCAGTAGATAAAGCATAAGTCATAAAACTTGGTTTGTATGCTCGTGGCAAACTTAAAATTTGATTTGTATATCTTCTATTGTAAGACAAACGATCATAACCAATAGCTCTTAATTTGTTTTCATAGTTTTGATCTATTGTGTTAAATTGTTTACCTGCTTGTCTAGATATATCTCCAAGAACCGTATTGTATAAATTACCACCTAAACCTTTTTCAAAGAATGCAACTTTTGCAGAACCCTCAACATTTAGTTTTTGTGTAGCAACTTTTTCTTTTTGGAATGCTGCTTTATCTTCTTCAGCTTCTTGTTTTCTAATAAAAGCATTATCTGTGTAAATAGCTTCGTTTCTTAATCTAGCACCTTTAGTTTCTGCTTGTTGATTAATATAGTTAGCTTTAGATTTATCGGATTGATATTGCGTATAACCTTGTAACACTTTTGTTGCGATATACGCTTCCATAGTACACATAATTATTCTTTTTTCTCCTTATAAAATCCGTAAAACAAAACTTTGTTAAACATTTTTTCGTTAATAATTTTAAACCCACACCATTTAAGCCAAGTTAAATGAAGTTTATTTCTACTATCTATATAATTAAATAGTATAGGAAACTTATCTTCCATTTCTTTTACTCTGTTTTTACACTCTTTTAAAAATTTAATTTTAATCTTTTTAATTTTAGGAGTGCAAAGTAAAAACGGAGAGCCAATTTTTTTATCATCAAGTGATGCTACTACTCCATAAATTCCTGCAATTTTATCATCTACAAAAAACGATCTACAATAATCTGTCATAGTAAAACCTTTAAGCAAAGTTTTTTCTAAATCATTTGTTCCTGTTTTAGAAATAATTTCTCTTTTATCTTCAGGTCTTAAATCTTTTACTAATAATTTTATATGTTCGCTAGTTGCTTCTATTTCATCTATTTTCATTAAGTTATTATTCGTTGAGAAAGAACAGAGAATACTCCTTCCCACTCTGCCGAAAGAAAGTTACAAGGTAAGTAACTATCGGAAGATATGAATATAACTGTATCTGTATTTTTACATTGAATAGGAAATTTAAATGTACCACTTTCTAAATTAGGTTGCCCAATAGTAAATGTACTTGATCCTAATATTTGACCTGTAAATTTGTATACAGATGCTGTTCTAGCTAGTGGTGTTAAATTAACTTCAAAGAAACCTGTGTCTCCAAATATAATACTCATTTTCTTTAGTTGTAATCTACCTGTGTTTACAGAAGTAGCATTACCAGTTGTTTTTTGTTCTCTTACAAAAAAAGTTGAAAACTGATATTTAAATGTATATTTTCTTCCAACAATAACAGGATTAGCAGAATAATCATCATTTACAACTATAGTTGTGTTTGTTGTACTAGAAATAGGAATGTTTCTTCCTTTTTCTGTAGATGACCAAGACCCACCTAAAACAACGTCCATAGAATTTGTTTCTTGATATGGAAGTGTAAATGTAGTTTTATTTGTTGCACTATCATAACTACCTGTCAAACTCGTTTTACGATCTAATAAAATTGGAAAACTTAATCCTGTATCTACTTCATTTGTTTTTAAATTTAATTTTTCTAAATATGTACCATCAGCTCTTTTAATAACCATATACAAATAATTTTGTATACAATCACCATCTAATAAAACATCTGTGTCTACAAATTTATATTTAGACCAAGACCTTTGTAAAGCTTTTGATCCTGCATCAAAATAATATTTATAAACAAATAAAGAGTTTCTTTCTCCTGAAGCAAAAGCAAATAATGTATTTTCAGAAGATGAACCTTTTAATCCATTAAGTCCACCTGAAATGTATCTTGGTAAATTTACAGTTGTATCTAACGCATCTTTAATTTCTGTATCAGCATTTACATAGTATTCTCTAACACCTGCAAAACTACCTCTAGATATTCCAAAATAAATATTTTGTCCAAGACCTATTGGTTTTACACCATCATCAATCTCGTATTCAGTAGTTTGATTAATTGAAACTGTTTTAGCTGACAACACTTCTTCAGCATCAAGAGTAAACTGTGATTGATCTGAAAATAAAACAAGTTGTTCATTAAATGGTACAGCATATTTTAAAATAGATACTTTGTTATGACTAACAGCTAAATCAATCATATCATCATCTACAGCAGTTGTTACTGTAGTTGCCCAAAAAGTAAAAAACTTTCCTGCTTTAGAAAAGATGACGTTTTCATCAGATAAAAAACCAAGTCTATTTCTATAAAAGAATATATCATTAATTTTTCTACCAACGAACGTAGGGTCGGGACTTGTAGTCTCGTCCCCTACTGTTCGAGATGCAAATTCTGGTTCCGTAAATGAAGTACCACTAACCGTGTAAGATGAACCGTCTGCTTTGCAAAACCTAAAATTTCCGTCTGCTGTTCTTATCAACAAATGTGGCATTGTTGATGTATCAAATGAATTATCTAAACCATCTTTTACAGTTTCAACCCACGCAGTTCCGTCCCATTTTACGAAGTAGTTATCAAATTCAGTACCACCATCTCCTACAATCTCAACAACAAATCCAATATAACCTTTATATGGTAAATCAGCAAACGAGTTAGTTTTATCCTTCACTAAAATTAAACCATCACCACCAAGTCCATCTGATACTTCAGCAGTAAAAGTTCCTGAATTTTTCTTTACATATATAATAGAGCCATCTCTAATTATAGTGTATCCTGATAAATTAGAATTTAAATCGTTTGTTAACTCAGTAGCTATATTATCTGTAGTAATTGATGACGCATTACTAGCATTAGAATTATCTAAAGTTTGAAAATTAGCAACACTTGAACCATCAATAATAATTTCATAAGTAGTTCTATACTGACCATTTTTTACATAAAATATTGCTTCGTCAGGTCGAGATGCAGATGGAGTACCAGATTTTGCAACTGTTTTAGTTTTATTAACAATAAAAGTAAAATCAGCAACAGTTACTAAATTAAAATCTTCTTGTGGATTTGTAGAAGTTAAATAACTTAACCCATCAGGAGTGACTACACTTTTATTATTACCTGCTAAATCATAAACTTTTATAGATTGATTATTTACTAAAACTGCATATTGCTCTACAGTATCTCGATTTATAATATGTACTTTACTATTTGTTAACGTATCACTATTTAATTTTGCAATATGTTCAGTAGGTGGTCGTTTACCTAAACCAGTAATAATATCAGAAAGACCATTTTCTTGTATGGTTGCTTGATTTGGTAATTTTACTGTATCTGGTTGTTGGGACACCCCATTCAATAAATTTGGAATTGAATTTGAAATTAATCTTGCACTCATTATTCATCGCTAATTGTAGTTTTCGCAGGTTGAAAATTATCTCTGTCAATAACTCTGTATGTACTATAGTTATCAAAAATACTATGATCTCTAGTATCTCCTTCGTGTTCTTTTAATGCAGATAAAGCTGAAAGCTCATCAACTTGATGAAATGCGTGTAAAGTTTCTGATGCTAACATTCTATCTTGAAATATTCTAGCGGCTCTAATTGTAATATATCTTCTAGCCGTTTCTGGTAATTCTGTAAATTCTAAAAACCAAGTTATATTAACTCTAATATCTTTAGTAATAGTGTAAGTATGATTTTCTCTATCCCAAAGTTTTCTACCTCTTTCAACTAAATCTAAATCTGCATCTTTGTTTGAGTTATCTACTCTTAAACAATTTGAAGGTAAAACAATTTGATTAGATGTATTTTTAGCAAGTAAATAATTAGTGTCAGTATTAAAATGCCACCCAACACTTTGTACTTCTCTTGATACGTTATCTAATATTTGTATTGCAATAGAAACATCAGTTGTTGTTGAAGATGTAATTGTGTTAACTGGGCTTTCCCCAATCGCAGTAAGCATTACATTTATTGCTTCTAATTTAGTTGTAACTGTAGTTGTCATAATAAATTCTATTTAGTGAGAGGCGACCAAAGCCGCCTCCCAAGTGTAAACCAAACGTAATAAATTACGCAGATTTAATTTCAATCGAACAGATTGGATTTAGAGGTGCGTGACCCATAGCATATTTTGCTACCATTAACGTACCTTGTCTTTGGATTTGGTATTCCATCTCTGTAGACAAGTCCATTAATTTAACTGTTCCAACTGCATTTTTCTGCCAAACACAACCAAGTGTGTTAGAAAAGTCACCTGCAAAATTTGTAGATGAACCTTGACCAACGCCAGAGTTAATGTTTGAAGATGGTAAGTTGTTTGTAGGTACTATGTTAATACCTGCAACTTTTAATACTTTACCATCAGAGTAAGAACCTGATCCGCCCCAATCTCTGTTAATAACAGTAGTCGCTTGGATTAGATTGTAATATACCGCAGGAGAGACAGCACAATATCTGTCTTCCGCAGGCACATCAGCCGCATCTAATTTTTCAGCCGCACTAAAAATAGTAGCCGCCGCAGAAGCCGCATTAGTTGCGAAGTCAGCGTCAGTGATTTGTTGACCCGCCGCTTGTGGCGAAGCCGCACCTGCTCTACTATTTAAAAGTAGGTTTTGATAGACGTGTTTATCCATTTGATTAGCAAGGGCTCTGCCAAGCTCTTTTGAATAAATGCTACGCACATCGTAATGAGACATAGCTTCGTCTATTTTTGCGATAAATACTGGAGCAATCAATAAGTTCTCAATAGAGATTGTTCTCTCATTGTGAGTTATTGAACCACCAGTAATTTCGTTTCCTGCTGTGTGGTATGAAGCAGTTGCTTTACCAACGATAGGAAACTGTGCACTTTTTCCGTTAGAAATTGTTCTAACCAAGTGCTTATCTAGTGTCGAGTTTGCTGACTCAAATGCAGTAATAACTTCTCCACTGAAAATTTTCAAGAAAGAAGCAGTTGTACTACCTGAACCAGCATTCTGACCTATATTTGATACAGTATAATTTGACATTATATTTATATCTCCTTGTATTTATAGGTTGTTGCTAATAAAGCATAGTAATTTCAGTTTCAGAATTATCCGTCCTCAAACGGGTTAAGTCTTACTTTTACGTGCTATTCTAGGACAGCAATTTATCCACAGAATTTTGTTAAATAACTTTTGATCTTGAAACTTTGTCAGCAACCATTTTTCTAAATGCACTATCTGTTGCATATCTAGGGTCAGCCATATCAGCTTTCATTTGACCAATGCTTTCATATGCTGATCCAAATTGTTGTGCGTTAGTTCCTGTTGCTAAATTTGGTTCTTTAGTTTCAGATTGAAAACGAGCATACATACCTTTTATAGTAAATAATGCTGTTTCATTATCTTGACCAATGCTATCGTTAAATTGTTGTATTTCATTTTCAGGTAAATTTTCAGTTACCCAATCAGTCATTCTTTTATAGTTTTCTTCACCACCTGTAGTGTCAAAAGCTTTTTGTTCAAACTTTTGTGCAACAGCATCTAAACCTGCAAGATAATTGTCTATGTAAGATTTAGGTAATCCTGCTTTTTCAAGAGATTGAATTGTGTTTTCACTTAACTCACCATTTTCTTCAAACTCTCTTTCAGCAGAAGAAAAATCAAAATTAACAGGTTTATCTGCTTCTAATTGAGTTTCTTCTTTTGGTGTTTCCGATTGTTTTCTTTCCAACTCCTGATAAGATTTAATTAAATCTTCTTGGCTTTTAAATTTACCAAGTATTAATTCTTCTTTAACAGGTTCAGTAGTTGGAGCTGTTTCACTATTTGCAACATTATTTGCATCATCAGCTTTTTTTATCATTTCTTCTTGATACTCTTGCGTTTCTTTTACTTCTTCCGCAGGTATTTCTACTTTTTCAACCATTAGTTCTCCTTATTGTTTTTGTTTCTTTGGTCTTTAAAACTATCCCTGACTATACCCATACCTTCTTTTACAACGGCAGGGGAATTTTGTTGTGCCATCATTTGTTCTTGCATAGCTTGTTGTTCAGCTTGGATTTGTTCAGGAGATTTTATTAAACCTTCCATTTCAACTCCAAGTGAAGTACCAACTCTTTTTACATATTCATCTAAATTTAGATATGTCATTAGTTGTTCTGCAAAAGGTTGTAGTTGGTTAACAAATGTATTTAATCTTTGTAAATCACTTGATCTACCTAACGCTTCTAATCCTGTTACAATTTTAGGACGTATACTATCTTTAGGTAAATTAGGTAATGCTTTTTTTCTTTCCATTTGAAACATTAATCTGTTTATTAATGGAAGTTGTAATTCTTGTGATAATAAAGAATAAAGACCACCTAAACTATCGTCTAATTCTTTTGATACAAAATTTATTTCTGTTGCTGTAACTCTGTCATTATTTCTTTGCACAGATGTATTTAACATAAATGCAAATTGTAATCTTTCTTCAATTAATCTCATTGTTTGAAATGCAACATTAAAATCAGAAAATTTATTAACTTGTAATGTAGTAACATCATTAGCATCTCCCTCACGAATTGCTCCATTAGGACTTTCAGATAAAGTTTTAAGGCGTGTACTGCCGTTAGGTTTTACGAGAAAGAGAACCTTACTTGATGCCGCTGATCCTTCAACAACAGCTCTATATAAAGCTTCAAGACTACGAAGATCACCAATATATTCTTCTATAAATCCTCTACCATAATCGGCATTATCAATAGAAGTATAACGTAATGGTATAAATGCGTTTTTATCTATAGGATAAGTTCCTAAAGATGAAGGTATAATTTTTTCGTTTAATTCTTGATGTACTTCCCATTTTTTTCCATTATCTGATCTTTTAACACAAGTATAAATTTCACAAGTATCATCATAACTATCTTTAGTTTTATCACCTTCAATTAATAACTTTTGTTCTTCTGTTAAAGAAGATGGTGCAACCATATCTTTTGTAATAATTTCTAATACATTACCTATTCCATCTCTTTTAATTACATATCTATCTAAATGATAAACTTTCATTTTAAGTTCAGGTGTAATATATAATAAAACATTACCTGCAATAATAAGATGTTTAATAGCTTCAAATAAAGCATTTCTAAAATTGTTAACTTCCATTTCACTCATAACAACTCGTTCAATAGAAGCCATAGCTTTTTCAAATTCGCCTTTCATATCATCTCGACCTGAAAGTTCTGATAAAGTAAACTCGTCAAGTGTTAGTCTAAAAAAAGGTTGATTGGGTGGAAGTAAAGCTAGAAGTAGCTTTGATGAAAGGTTATTAGTACCTCTAGCACCAATACCTTGATATGGAGTATGTAATGTTGTGTGTTTACTATGATACTCACGAGGCATAATAGATGGGATCGTAAATTCTGCACTATCTCGTGCTCTATCTAAAAATGGGTCTCTTATAGCTTCAAGAGTGTTATATCTTGATTTAGCTGTCATAAATTTTGCCATATTTTTTATCTATTAAGGTACGTTTGCACCACTTTGACTTGAAGTTCCACCTACCTGTAAAGGTATTCTTAATGCCTGTTTACCTCGTTTCCTCGAATAACTAACTCGGCTAGACGTTTTAGTTTGTGGGGCTTTTGGAGCCTTTTCTCTTAAACGAGTTGACGAAGCGTTAACTTCCGTAGCTGGAGGTGCTGGGGGAGCTGGAGGTGGTGGTGGTGGCTTGGGTCTAGAAAATCCACACATATTATTTTATATCTCCTATTATTGTTTCATTTAATAAATTGTTTTCTTTATCATTTAATATCTTTTTTAAATGTGATACGACACTTGATTGTCCTGCTTTAAACCACACTTTTCTTTCATTATCGTTAAGATCAGGCGATTTATCAGGGAATTGCTTTTCTAAATAATCAATTAATTCTTGTGAAATCATAGTTATATCCAAGAGAGCAACTATTTAGGCTGTATTTTAAGGGGGATTGGTACTACTTTTAGTACGTTTTTGGTAGGAATGACCATAGTGTTACCACCTTCTGCGATAACATATTTGCCATTTTTTTCATCGGTTGTAAAATCAGATGCTAAAATAAAAGCGTCTTCAGTTTTATTAATTAAAAAACCAACACTTATACATATTGTTGGTAGCATCTGTTCTATTGTGGAAAGCTCGTTCCAACTACTATCGGAGTTTGCATCTTCCCAAAGTACAAAAACAAACTTATACTTCGGGGGATTTTGGCTGATCCATTGTAGGATTTTCTTTAGGAGTTTCTTCATTATTTTTGGTTACCTCATTTTCAAATGTTTTATCAACACTTGGGTTAGTAGTATCTTCTGGTTTTTTTTCTGTTTCAGGTAATGGGTCTAAAGGTAATTCTTCTAAAGTTGACCTTGTTGTGTTTTGACCTACTATTGTATAAGTAGCTTTTACAGTAGGTGGAAACGTTTTATCTGTATCAGGAGTTCTAGCATAAAACTCATCTTCATACAAAATATCAACATTTAACCAAGTTCTTTTTTTCCATCTTTTTACGTGTGCATTACTCATAATCTCTCTCTTTTATCATTTCTAAATAATGGATTGCTTTATCTATATCTTTTGCTTTACCTTTTTTCTTATGACGACAAATATATTTTATAGCATTACCCTCTGCAAATGGTAAATTATTTTCATTAATAAAATGTGCAGGTTGGATTTTCATAGATTTATAATGGTCGCCATCAACTTGTTTTTCTAAAGTATCATACGAAGTAGATTTAAACATATCTTTATTTGTCATTACCACTCCATAATATAGGTTGTTTCTTTTTAAAATCATAATCTGTATTTCTTAAAATACGAGCTAA